TTTCATATTTCATCGTAAAATCAAACTGGTAATAAAGCTCATAACGGTTCAGCTCCAGCAACATACCACCGGCATAAGTGATCTCATGGGCGTCAGGATCGGGCGTCCAGCCAAGAACAGCCTTCCAGATCTCATGACGAACATCATGTACCGCGTCGTAAGAAGCCCACTGCCCTTTTTCATCCCGTTCGTTGCTGAGTACCACGATGACGGAAAAACCCTCCGTCAAATCCTGCCAGTAGTCCGTCTGCGATTTCTGCTCGCCAGTAACATCTTCTGACGGTACAACATACGCTGCCGGCAGTTTCAGCTTACCGGCATCAGGAATGGCTTTAAACTGTGCGGCCCCCCACGCGGTTCTCAAAACGCGGACAACGGGCACGCAGTGCGGCAATAACGGGGGTCAGTCTCACTTTTTACTCCTTCTTTGTGGACGTAGGGATTTCCGGAGCTCGCGGGACAGTATGTAACGGGTCCAGCTGCGGCGTCGTTCCAGTACCTCCGCCATATAGTTGTTGCGGGGAGCAATTTTCCAGCCGCTGCCACCGGAGGCCTCCCGGTGATGCCCTTTTTTACGTTTTGCGCCGCGCCGTACACCGTAAAACAGAAATGCAGGGTAAAATGCGCCTGAGATCGGGCGGTTCCCTTCCCCGTTCTTCTGATTAGGGGCAATTTTCACCATCAATCCAGGACGGCGACTGGATGCCCGCGGAACGTAATACCCGATGGAGCGTGCCAGTTTTCCCGTTCTGTATGAAGGATTATCGCCGGGTCCGGAACGCCCCGCTTCATGACCAGGCGGCGGGCATCACGCATATGTACCTGCCCGATACTGACAAACGCCCGGCGCAAACGCGCCCGGTTAAAAACAAGCGTTTCCGGTTGTTCAAAATCAACGTGTAAAAACGCTTTGTTCTGCATAGCCCTCTCCCCGTTCAGTGCCCAGTTCCTCGCATTCGAGTAACAGGAAACAACGTTTGCTGTTCAGGTCGCGTATGCGCCGGATGCGGTAAACCTGCCCGTCGCAGAACACTTCATGATCGGCGGTAATATTCCGGCGCCAGCGGATCGTGAAATAGTGCGTCACGATTTTTTCCGTCTGTACGGAGCCCTGATAGGCCGCCGCTCCGGGCTGGGCCATCTTCGCCCAGGTGCGGATTTCCTCCGGATACGAGGGGGACACGCCAAAATCATCATTCGGCTCATCCACACGCAGGCGAATCGTAACTCGCCGGTTCAGCTCACCGGGATCTGGCAGAAGATAAGTTGCACTGGTATTTACCGGGCTGTTTCTTGCTGAACGCATCCCCCCTACTTCTACAGGCCGTAAATGCGATATGGTTGTAACAAGGCTTCAACCGCAAAAGGAGTTTCTGAAATCTCCCCCATCCCGGCTGGTTCACGATTTTCGTACCAGAATGCCACTAACAATAACAATGCAGCTCTCACGTTGTCCGTAAGCAACAGGCTGTCAGGATCTTCCCGAAAGCCATCATCCTCACTGGTCATATACAGCTTCCGGCGTGTCCATTGTTCAACATAAGCCACAGCTGCCCCTGTATAGAGACGCAATAACTCATCATCGTCAGTAATGTCAGGTTCCAGACGTAAATGCTGTTTCACTATATTCAAACCCAGCATTACCTTTTGACCTTTTTATCCGCTTTAGTATTCGGCTGTTCCGGCTGTTCCGGCTGTTCCGGCTGCGCAGAATTATCGACCTCAATCAGATGTGCATATCCTTTATTAATCAGTTCGCGTCCGTGCTGCTCAATGGTTTCGAATACCGAGCCTTCGGTAACCACGTCGCCGTTTATGTACAGCGGCTTTTGTGCAATTATTTTCATAGCTCACTCCCATAAAAAAGCGGCCCGCAGGCCGCAGCAGGTTTTATGCGCCAGCAGGTGCCGGGACAGCGAAGGAACCATAGATGAATGCTTCCGGACGTTTGACTGCCAGTGCCAGACGCTCTTCACAACGAATTGAGATCATGTTTTCTCAAAATCGTCGGCGTTTTCAGTGGAAATAACCACATTGGCATCCTCACGATCAAAAAATCTGCGCACCAGCGTTAAATGCACCTGTCAGGAATTTTCCCTGGAAAGCAGCTGCTTCGGTGGCAACAACCGGAAGCCCCCACAGCGTCGGGCCCGTCAATGCCGCCGGGTTCGCTAGGATATAGCGCCCCAGGGTGTCTTTAGTCAGTTCGATTTTCGCCCAGTCCATGAAGTGCAGAACATGTCCGGATGCAGGGAAGCGGGCAAGTTGAGCCTGAAGCATTGCCAGGCGCAGATCGTCAATACCGTTCTGCTGCTCAACGGCAAATGCCGCGCTATAAGCCGTTGCCTGCGGCACGATGCCATGAAGGTGTGCGCCAGTGCCATCGCCGAACAAAATCTCCTGCTCTTCGACATACTTGAGGCCGTAACGCATTTCAGCATCAATCATGGACTGCAACTGAGCGAAGTCGTCCAGAATCTGCTTGGATGCCTTGAACATGTGTGCGATGGTTGTCACAGGAGTGATTTTCGGAGTGAACTCAATATTGCTGTACGGCTTGGCCGTATTCTCCGGAACCACTTTTGCAGCATTGGTAAAGCCGGTCTGCTGCACCCAGAAAATAGCTGGTGATCCAGTTCGCCCAGGCGCGATTAAATCTCGAATAAATAACCGCTGCTTTGGCGCTACATCAATACCTGGCAGTCTTTGTGGCTCAACAATACCTTCAGGAACGTCACTGGAGATCAGCGCAGCTTTTACAGGAACAGAAATACGCTTGTTCCCTTCGATGCTGGACGAAAGAACTTTAATGGCTTCTGCAGAAATAACCTGCTGGCCGACAGTCTCAACAACCATTTTTGCGTTTGCAAGTGGCATCTGCGCAACATGCTGCTCCAGTTCGCCCAGCGCAGCCTTTAGGGTTTTTTCGGCTTCTTTGAGTGCATTAAACTCGGTCGCCATTTTGTCTACGGTTTCTTTAGTTTCCGCTGACAATTTACCGTTCTTCTTCGCCTCAGTCAGAGCCTCTTCCGCTTTGGCGTTAAATTTGCCTGTTGCTTCTTCAATGCTGGCGGTAACTTTTTTCAGAATTTCATTTACTTCAGACATAAAAGGTCCTTATTTGACTAACGCAGCGAGGGCGTTTTCAAGAGAATTGATGATTTCAGGTTTTATTTCTTCGGCAGCGCCCGGCGTGCCGTCATGGTTGGTGGCAGCGCCAGACATGCCACCGGACAGGGCTTTAATCAGTTTCCGGCGTTCAGATCGCGGAGTGTTGGTCTTTGCCAGCAACGCATCGAGCTTACGCAACGCTGCAGCAGGAGTTTCGTCACCGTCACTTACGGCATCAGCAGAAAGAAGGCTGGTCGGCCAGACCTTTCTCCACGGCATCGCTACCGCCGATGTAGCTTTCGGCATCCATCAGTTTTTGCACTGTGGCCATATCAAGCCCGGAGCGTGCGGCGTAAATGTCAGCCATTGCGTTATCAAACGGTTCGAGAGAGGCAGATAATTCAGCAAAGTCATGCCGGTTACCCATTGCCACCACCCAGCAGTTGTGGATCATCAGGAAGGCCCCACGACCAATCTGAATATCATCCCCGGCCATCGCGATAACAGAGGCGGCGCTGGCGGCAATGCCCAGCACCTTGACCGTAACTTTCCCCTGGTATTCACGCAGCAGGTTGTAGATGGCCAGTCCTTCGAACATGTCGCCGCCCGGAGAGTTAATATTCACCGTGACGTCAGCGCCATTCATCACACGAAGCGCACCGGCAATGCGTTTCGCCGTCACCCCTTCGCCCCAGTAGTCCTGCCCGATAACATCAAAAACAGAAATGCCTGTTATCGTCGGTGGCCGCAGCTTTGATCCCGCCGTTCCAGCGGTCCAGTGCGGAAGGAAGGGTTTCACAGGTAACGCGCGCACAGGGGCGCCCCGCCGGCGCTGCCGGAAGTTGTTTCTTGCTCATAAGGAAAGTGCTCCTAAGCGGCCTGTTTCAGCGGAGATTGTTCGTAAGGAATATCGGGGAATACATGGTTATGCAGCTCTCTGACAGCGAGCGCCTGAACTGCAGGGTTGACGCTTTCGAGGTTTTTCAGCTGCGTCAGGTTGAGTTGAACGGTGTAAATGTCCCCCCTTCAATCGGCGGCATATTTTCCAGACGGCGAACATCGTTTCGCGACATCCAGCCATTCTGAAGCGCGCTGGTATAGTAAGCCGCACGGCCAGCGCTGTCAGCGCGCAGCAGTCATTCAACGGAGAACTCCGCGAACACGTCATCATCGCTATCGAGCAGGCACCGGCCAATTTCCTGTTCAATATTCACCAGCAGCGGTCGAAGAGTGTGCGTCAGGAACTGGAGGTTCATCCCTTCAAGACTGGATGCCCAGCTACTTTGTTTAGTGGTATGACCGACCATGAAAGGAGGAACGCGAAACCAGCGGCAAATTTCCTCGATACTGAAGGAACGGCTTTCCAGCAATTGTGCCGCTTCCGGATTCATGGTGACATTCTGGTATGTGAGTTCATTTTCCAGCACCATCAGTTTTCCGGCATTTTTTGAACCGATAAAAGACTGAAGGTTTTGCCTCAGACGATCACGCTGCTCTTTGGTCAGCGCATTTTTTGAAGAAAGAAACCCTGTACTCTGAAGGCCATTTTCAAAGATTTTTGCCGCGGCTTCATCCACCGACATTGCCGCACCAAACACATCGATGCCCGTCATCGCAGGCATCATGCCACATACACCATCCAGACCGAATCCACGGATATGCATAATCCGGTTTACAGGTA